GTTACACCAAACTTTTCTCTTATTGGTTGTACAACATTTGCAAATAATTTTTTTGCATTTTGTAAATGTTCCTCACTTAAAGAATTATCTATTCCGTGTCGTGTTGCAGTTTGTGATTTTATGTATTCTGCAACTGTAAAATTTGTCGATAGTTTCACTCTCCAGCTCCTTGTTTAGTTTTCTCTATGAGATATGAACGAACAAAACCAGAGCGAACAATATCACCGATTGTAAATTCTACTACTTCAAATTCTTTCATATTTTCTAATATTCTCATAAAACCTTGTAGTCCTTCTTTTTCAGATAATTTAGTTAAATCTGATTGAAAGAAATCACCACAAAATATTATTTTACTATCTTGTCCAACTCTTGTAATAACTGTATCTAATTCATGAAAATTTAAATTCTGTGATTCATCTACAATGACTATTGCATTGTCTAGAGTAATACCTCTTAGATATGAAGTTGTCAAAAATGTAATACTACCTTGATTTTTAAGTCTGTCATATAACATATTAAATGCAGTATCACTTGCTTGTTCAAACATAAACTGAACCATGTTATGATATGGTACTTGATACAATGCAGATTTATCTTCTTCATCGCCTGGTAAAAAACCTATATCTCTTGTTGGAACAACAGAACGAATAATGATTACATTTTCGTATTTTGTTTTGGGGTCTAATACTTGTTCTAGTGCAAGATACATAGATATAAATGTTTTTCCAGTTCCAGCTGCACCAAACAAAAATAAATTTTTATCGTTTTTTCTCCACGAATCAAAAACAACTTTTTGATTATCTGTTATAGGTTTAATTGTTACTAAGTCATCTAATTTGACATCTTTTTTACTCATATATCTCTCTTTCAATTTTATTAAAATACAAAAAATTATTATCTAAGTTATCACTTGCAATGACATTTCCATCTTTATTTGAGGCAAGTCCAAAATAAACATTTTCTGCAATTCCTATTGTTCCCTCGTAGTGAAATGATGAGTCATCAAAATGAATATCAACCTCATCAATATATTCTGCTGGTATTTCTGCTCTAGTTAATTGGTCAAATTGCATACCACTATAATTTGGATGCCAAATTTGAAATCTAGTAATTCCAGGCTTTATTAAAGGTTCTTTAACTTCAATACTACCTTTTGCTTTATTTGTTTTGAGAACACTTGGTGCAGAACAACCACCAGCTGCTTTGATAAATCTTGTTGTCATAAATTTATTACCATAATTATCTTCTGCAATCACTCTCAAATATCCGTATGCATTTACTCTAATATTTGTTTCAACATATGCAAGCATATTATCAAATTCAAATATTGCACAACATGGTGTTGGATTTTCATCAACGATCAAAGTATATTTTACTATACCAGGCGATTTTGTATATATTTTTATTGGAACATTCGCACCATTTAATGCACGATAGGGTGCTTCAATAAAAATAAAATCACTACCATCTTGTATTTCTTCATCTCCAAATACTACTTCTTTAATCCATTCTTCCCAAGAAAAATGAGTTGCAGTTTGTGTTGCATTTGGACTTAGTAATAATATAAAAATTAAACTAAGTACGATTTTTATGTTTGTCATAGGCCCGTTTTGCTTTTAACTTCCTTATGGTTTTTTTACCATATCTTTCTGCTAAAGGACTATTTGGGTGTTTATCTGCGATTTTATGAAATACTTCTTTCATACCACCATCACCCATTTCACTACGACTTAATCCACTTACAATATTCATACCAGTAAATGTGGTTTGTATATGTGGATTATCTTTAAGATATAACAACTTGTCCTCATACGACATTATTTTGTCATATATTTCACCAGTTTCGTTATCTTTAAATTCATATCTAGGCATAATTATTTATTAAACCCATAATCATCAGTAAGTTCTTCTTTAAGTTCATTTGCTCTTTCTTGTAAATAATTCTTTGCAGTATGCACATAATCCGTATCTTCTGGCCCATTATCTTTAATGAACTTTTCTGCAATTCTTATTTCTTCTAATAAAATTAACAGTCTGTCAAGTTTATTTGGTTTTTTCATTTTTTAGTTCTACTATTGTTTCATTTAAATCTTTTATCTTAATATATAAATTTTGTACTTGTTTTTGTAATTGATATATTTCAAACTTGTAAAGTTCTTCTTTATCTAAATAGTTTTCTTTTAATTTTACTCTAGTATCTTCTACATTTTTTGTTTCTAAATATTTTAAATCACTATTAACAATATGTTCATTAATCATATCCCAATATCCTTTTCTTGAAACCATTTTGGTATTCCCCTATTTTTCCAAGTTGCAAATCTAGTCTTCTCTTCTATGTAGTATTTCTTATATGCAGCTAAAGGGTTGTTAGGTATTTTACAATATTCTGGCATACATTGTGGCATTTGTGTAACTTCTGGTGTCATATTAATATTTTGTGGTAACATATTTAAATATGGTATTCTATCTTCTACTGAGTGCCTTGTACCATATCTATATGTAAACTCTTTTAATAAATGTTTTAATAAATGTAATAACCAAGAATAATTACCTTTAGTTTCTCTACACCATATTGCAGAGGGGTGTTTAGTATGACAAGCTAACATCAAATTCTTTTCCATAAAATCAATAGGGTGTTTCCATCTTTTTACATTCCTACCAGTTTTAGATTTACCAGTGTATTCTTTTCCATCTAATAACCTATGTGCAGTTGATAAAAGTTGTGCATACTCTACACACATTTTTACTGAGTGTTTATCACAATGTTCTAAAGATGCAATCTTTGGGTCTTCATTTATATAAAATATGTTCATCGGTAAAATATATGCCTTCCTACTTTAGTTGTTACTTCTTTATGATTAGCCCACCTTGGGTGTACATAGTCTGCATGATACCACATTGCACCATCAGTTATATCAATCATACTTTTATGTTTGCCTGCAATAAATTCTTCTGCAAGATTATAAATCTCGTTATATGTCTTTTCATCTTTTGGTTCATCAGAATATCCATCACAGAACCAACTGAATTGACATTTATTTTTTATAGGTTTTTTGATACCTTTTTCTTTTAACCACCATTGTGATAATTTTGCTTGTTCTATTACACCACAAATAGTATTTGGATACTCTTCACTTTTTAAACGATTAAACACTACTTGTGTTGTTGCAACAAGTCCTGCCACACCTTCACTTCTTGCCTCAAAATACATATTTTTTGCAAGACAAGTAACTTGTAAAGTATCTATATAAGTGATTGTTGGCTGGACATTTGGAAAAGTGATATCGAGTTTGACATCATCTGTCCAATCTTTTTGTGGTGCATTACTTATATTTAAGAATACAAATACAAATAAAAAAATTGCACCTATTATTTTTAACATAGTACCTCCCTCAAAACTAAGAAAATGGGGAGCGGTCTGGTAATCCAACTTGCTCCTCCATTTCTTATTTTCTATCCTAGAAATCTTGTTCATCTCTATGCATCTTATAAGTGCCAAGACCTAAGAATAGAATACTTACTACAGTGCAGATGGAAAGAGTTGAGAGAGAGGCATCACCATCAACAGCACCAGCAGCAAGAACTGCAAAAATCATTCCAATAAAAAAATAAAACATAATATACCTATAATTTAAAATTAATAATTACTATAATAACACATTTACAACAAATGTCAACCCTATGCAGATTTTTTATAACCTTTATGAGTTGTATCTAAAAAATTCTCATCCCAATTAAATGCTTCTTGCACAACTTGTTTTGATAACCCTTTAAATCTTTGATGTAATTTTTTATCTTTTGCAGAGATTAGTACCTCTGCTTCATTTTCTTGTAAGCCTTCTAACATTTGTATAAACATTGTTTCACATTTTAATTGTGGTAACTTATCATTACCACCTCTAATAAAATGATACAACTTTCCTGCTTCTTGCTCTAATCTAGTATGTTCTGTACCCTCTGGTGCATCATTTTTTTTAAATGGTACATCTCCGTCTGGTATTCTCCAAACAATTTTTGGGTCAAAAGACGATTTAAGAACCATCTTCAAAGCATTTGATTTATACTTTCTCAACACTTCAATTTTTTTATTCTTTACTTTTGCATTATTGACCATAGTTAATACTTCGTGTATTAAAGGTCTTACAACATCATATGCCATTAAAAATCTCCTAATCTTTCTGTTAGTTCTCTCAACCTATGTTTCATAAAATATGGTAGAATTTTACTTCTACTTGACTCACTCTTTTCTTTCCAACTATAATATATATTATCTCTAATATGTAATGGTATTAAATCTAAATCTATTAACTTACTATTTCTTTGGTAATTTCTTTTTAGTTCATCATTCCAATCATCAATGGGCCAAGTACCTACTTGTTTCCATTCATTAATTTTATTTTTACCTAATGGTTTTTGTCTTAATCCCTCTGCAAAAGTATTGTCTGGTGATAAAATATTTGGTATTCCATCACCTCTATCACCTCTAAAAATATGTTCTATTTTATATTCATTAGGATCAACTCCATTAATATATTTTTTTAATGTAGGTGAATATTGTTTTACATTATCGTGTGATTGTAATTGTATAAAATCTTTATCACCAGATAATATCAATATCTTTTCAAATAGTTTAGGTGTTTTAGAAACAACTCCGACTAATGTTGCAATGATATCATCAGCTTCTGCACCATCAACTTGTAATACTTTGTAAGGAAATGTTTCTTTTAATTCATCTCTTATTAGATTAAGAGTTTCAAATAGTTCGTTCCAATCTAGACTAGATTCTGTTCTTGCTTTTTTTCTATTTGATTTGTAATATGGAAATAAATCTCTTCTCCAATAATGTTTGTCATCATAACAAAGTATGACTTCACCAAACTCATTAAAGAATTTTGTTCTATAAGAGCGAATAGAGTTTAAGACTAAATGTCTGACTAAATCTACACTCAAAGGTTCATTTTTTATCTGTATCATCAAGTTACTAATCGTAACTTGGTTCATATCAACTAATATCATAAATTATTTTTTTGTTTTTTCTAAAAATTCTGGTATCAATTCCATTTTAAACATAGTATTGATTTTACCTTTTGCATTTTTTTCACTAACCATAAACTTGTCAATCAATGGTTGCATTTCATGTTTTATATTTAAATCTCTATATATTGCAGATTTTATTCCCTCAATGATAAATGCTAAATCTTTTATAAAGTCTTGTTTAGTAACCTCTATACCATTCTCACCTAAAGAATGTACTAACTGTACTATCAATGATTCACTTAAATTATCTGCAAAACTCATATCCTCAGCCAATCTTAAATAATCAAAATTAGGTTTTTTAATCTTTTTCCTAGTTTTAAAGACTTTTGGTGGGAATTTTACTACATTACTCATACTTATATTTATAACCAATAATTAGTTAGACCTAGAATTGTAATTGCAAATCCAACTACATTTAATAATATTATAGAGCCATCTTTCCATATATATCCAACAATAACCCATACTGCACTACCAATTAACATAAAATATAAGTTAAGTGGAAATATATTAAAAGATGTAAAACATAAGCCTATCAACAATAGGATAGAACCAAACCATTTTAAACCTCTAACGCTTTTGATTTCTCTCGTTTCTTTATACATCTTCTTGTACTCGCTGCCTTTTCTTTTCTTTTCTTTTCACTTCTTGTTTCAAAAAACTCTCTGTTTCTCATTTCATTAAAGAAGTTTTCTTTTTGTAATTTCTTCTTTAACTTTCTTATTGCTTTATCCACATTACCATTTACTACTGCAACAGCAGTGCCTGGTAATCTTGGTTCAAACTTTTTCTTTTTAAAATTATTAAATTTTCTAAATGCCATTATAAACCTCTTCAATAGATTGATTAGTAACTTCAGCTTCATACTGGTCAATACCAGTAAGAAATGCATTAATATCTGTAATAGATAGTTTGTATATGTCCGAAACATCAGAACAAGACATCACATAGTCTTGAATATGTTTTGGAATATCTTCGTGTGAATTATAAAAAAAAATCATAATTTAAAATTGTACCTTTCTATCTCACTTTTAATCATTTCAGAATAATGTTTAAGATAACTTACTCCAGAGTCATTAATGCCGTGTTTTTCTGTATTATTAACTTTTTCATTCATCATCTTGACAATCTCTGAAAGATTTTCAATAGCGAGTTGTTT